TGACGTTGTTTTGAATTGCAAATGGTGTTTTTGCCATAATTTTCTCCTTGAGTTGTTGTCCTAAGGGGGTGGTGGGGGCGGGTTCCCACGTTTCGATTGCGTTTTTGAGTGCTGACTGAAGATCAGGCATGACCGTTCCCTTTCTGTTTGTTCCTTGTAGTTTGTTAAGAATTTCTTTAGCTTCCAACGCACCCCCACTAAGGGGACGCGTGTTCTTATGCAGGTCAGGCAGAGGTGCGCCATATAGACGACTCTCTACCTCGGCCTGAGACAGATACTTCTTGGGTGTAGCATGTCGACGGAATCGCATCACACTTCCAAGCGTGGAACCTGACGTGCAACCAACCACTTGTCGCCAAGCCTACGGATAGAGCGTACCCATTGGCGTTGGTAACTGCGGATGGTTTCGGGTGGTGCATCGTATGTAGCAAAGATGCGACGAACATGTGTTAAGTATCTAGTGTTCATGATTGCCTTTCAGAAATTGAACTTGTCGAGGATGGCGTCTACGTTTCTCTTGACGTCTTGACGGATAGCCTCGTTCTTTCGCAGATCCGTAGGCGTAACACCCACAAGCAACTGCTCTAACTGACTACGTGCAGTCTCAAGGGCTACGTCATTGGTTACGTTCAATGCCTTGGTGAGATCACACAACTCCAACGCACCATCGACAAGCGTGTCGTGGAAGCGCCTTTGCTTAGCCTCACCGCCTACATAGTCAGTAGTCAGTCTGTCTGACATACGTTTGAGGTGGGTGCTAAGTCTCTCACGCACATCTGCCATAGCAGAGTCGATGCGTTCCTGTGTCAGAGATTCAAGGCGAGCCTTGAGTTCTGCCTGTGCTTGGTTGCCTACATCTACGCGGAAGTCACCCGATGATGGGACTGGCATGTAGTTAACGCGGAATGAGAACTTAGTCATCATCTCATTAGCAGATGGGTAGTCATCTCTCTTGAACATATCACCGAGAGCCAATGCCTGCGCAGTGATAAGCGTAGGGTAGATAACAACGAAAGCCTTGACCAATGTCTCCATCTCTTCCTCGAAGTCATTCATGCGCTCAGTGAACTTCATGAAGTTGACAGTAGGTAAGAGGCGCAGACCTGAGTCAGACCAAGGTGCTGTGTTGTCGTACACGAATTGACGTGCGCGACCGACCGCTTGTTGGATGATGTCCAACTCGGTGCGACCTGCGAGCAGGTGCTTGTTGACACGGGCGGCATCTTTAGCCCCCGCGTTCTTGCTTGCTACCACTTCGTTGGTGGTAGTCTTGTCTAGCTTACGTGCTGTCCACACAGAAGCGTTGAACTCCACAAGCATTGCGCATGTGTCGATGTTGAGGCGAGGTGTATTAGTTGTCATGATAAGAACTCCTTGTGATTACTTGGTTGAGAAAAAGATTTTGTGCTCGGCTAACATGCGACCGAACTCATTGATCGTAGCGAACATAGCCACACGCTGACTTGTTGCTACTGTGTTGCAGAAGATTGACTGCATCTCTGCACGCATACGCCACACGTACTTGACGATGGCTTCTGCCTCTGTCCTGTCCGCTACGCGAGTAACGAACTGGAATACCTGAATCAACTGCGCCGTAGGGTTGTCAGACAGCGGTGCTGTGTCAGGTGATTTGATAACGCGAGAGTACTCGCAGATCTCACGACCGAAGCGAATGAACGATGACAATGCCTGTGCAGTAGTAGCACCGACAGTGCCAACGAGAGCCGCCTCAAGTGTGTCGTCATCGAGAACACCAAGACCCGCATCGAGGATGTCACTAGCGGCAACCAACGAGCGAGGTGTAGCGTATGCAAGTTGCATAGACTTGGGGTTGAAGATGAAGCCGTTGTCCTTGGACAAGTCCTTGCCCTCGAACATACCGCCCTTCTCGTAGTCAAGGAACGATTGCATAACGCGTGGCTCGTTGCTGACGAAAGCAATAATCATTGGGTTGACGCCATTGTCAGTAGCCCACTTGACCCACTCGTCAGCGCTAGGCTTACGCATCTTGACGAACACAAGACGATTGCGTAAGTGTGCTTGGATGGAATCACCAAGACCCTCGATGGATAGATTGGTAAAGCACACAACAACGCTACCCTCAGGCATGCTCAAATTACCGACCCTGCGCTCATAGATGATCGGAGCCAATACGTTCTTGATGAACTGCGGTGCCTTGGCGATCTCGTCCAGACCTACGAGGATAGGCTTGGAGTTGTTGACACCGAGTTGGTTGAACGCACTAACACCGAAGCGCTCATTGGGTAACTCACGAGACACGCCATTCTCACGATCGAGGTCAGGCATCCACACAGAGCCGTCAGACAACTGAGTGCAGTCAATAGGTTGCACAGCGATGTGGTCAGCAAACTTGGGTAGCTTGCGTAGCGCATGGAACAGGGCGGTCTTGCCGATGCCGTTCTCGCCCTCCACAATTACTGTGCGCTTGTCACCGACAGCGGCAACGAGGGAAACAACTTGTGATGCGGATAAGAATTGATTCATGATATAGATCTCCAAAGATTAAGTTAAACAGAAATGTGCAAGACTTTGCCATAGGTAGGAACGAATGACTCGTTCTCTACCACACCCCACAGAGATGGCATTGGGGTATTCGGGGTATCGCAACCAAGGTAACCATCTGTCAACCAGACGATTGCCCGAGCGTCGATCTTGTGTTCCTTGATGTAGTCGACAACAACATCAGGAGTAGTACCGCCACCGCCCTTGGGGTTCATGAGCGAAGCGATCTGTTCGTAGTCAGCAGGCTTGAAGGCTTGGTCACCGCATACGCTAGTGTCCCACCACAACACACGCACACCCGCAGGCTTGGTGATGTTGCAGATGCGAGCGATCTCACCGAACAGCAGACGATAGTACGGATACATAGAGCCCGAGGTATCAACAGCGAGGATAAGCTCACCGACAGACTCGGTGAAGTGCGATGGCATAACGAAGCCCGATGCAAGCAAGCGTTTGTTGGGAGGACAGAAGCGAGAGTTGTCGTCGCCCGCAGAGATAGAACTAATCCATTCCTGAAGCGCTTGCTTCCAGTCAGTCATGCGTTCCTTGGCAGTGCCTAAGATGTCACGACCACCGCCCTCTTTACCCGCAAGCTTACGTGCAAGTATTTCGCCCTGACGATTGGCATCGTCGATCTGCTTGCCAAGTTTGTCTTGCTCGACGGGGTTGTCATCGAACTCGCCATCCTCATGCGCATCGAGGGGCTCATCGAAGTCACCGCCATCACCATCGCCATCGCCCTCACCATCCTTGGGTTCCTTACGCCCGTTCTTGAGCATGTCGTTGAGTACCTGAGGGAATGACCAACCGAAGTACTTGCGATCAATGCACAACGACTCAGTAGGACGCTCGACAAACTTGAAGTCGGGGTCAAGTTCCTCGATCAATGCGTTGACCACGTAGTCGTGTGCTATGTTGGTAAGCTTAGGCATCTTGCGTGTGTACTCTTTGAACAAGATGCAATGCTTCAGGGCAACGTGAAAGTTCTCGTGCAGTACAAGGTAACGCATCTGCTTGCGGTTGAGTGGTGCAATGAAGTCAGCGCCATACTTCTTATCACGCCCATTGGTAGCGGCAGTACGTACCTTGGTAGACACCTCGCTCTTACCTAGCATGATGACGCCCGACAGCAAGGCGAACTTAGGGTGACGCATACAGTCAATGTTTGCGGCTTGGACTCTCTGATTGAGAGTCATCTTCTCATAGCTCATAGTGCTTCTCCTGTTTTGTTTAAAGAAATTATAGCATAGGTTGTCAAAGACTTGACAACCTATCGGAAACCCTGAGGTAACTCAAGTGTGAATATTAGAACGTGGGTATTCAGAATGTTTCGGGAATTGTTTCACCTCCTCTGGTTTCTTCATTGAGTTGCTACCAACGTATTTGTGTATCCTGTCAAGGATGGCACGCCTGAACTCAGTCATCTCGATGGGCTTGGCTAGCTCGTCGACTGTGCTATTTTGATTACCATTCTGTCGGCTATACCAAGAGCCCCCGACTTGAAAGTCTGCCTGTTGCATACCGCGCTTGGATGCGATGATGTCGTAGGCTTTCTGGCACATCTCAAAGAACACGTCGATGTCCTGTTGTCGTGGCTCGGGGTCAGTCCACATCTCTTGTATCGCCATGTAGTATGCGCGGTTGTATCCCTCACCACCGAACTTCTGTCCGAGGCGGTAGTCAATGTTGCACTCCGCTTTGAACTCGGGCATACGCATCTGTGCAAGCATGATGTATGGCTCGAAGTGTGCGGCAACCTTAGCCTTGAACTTGCGGACATCGGTGTCCGCGACTAGTCGGTAGTGTGGTGTGTGACGTGAGCGTGTGGGGTCTAGCACGCCATCGACAAACACAGCGTCCAAGCTGAACGGCACGCCCTCATCTTTCATGAAGTGCTCGGTGTAGATAGGCATGATGATCGACTCATCGCTGTACATGTCATCGCTATCACGTTGTCTGTTCGCACCAACGTCAACGCGTAGCGTGTGATACATGAACTGCTTACTGGTCTGCGATGAGTGACCCATGTATAGCCTACGCTCAACGCGCTTGCCGTCCTCTACCTTGGGCTCATAGAACCGCGCCATGATTGTTTGATACAGCTTGATGTCGAAGTACTTGCCGTACTCGTTACTGCCCTCGATGAGTCTGTGGTGTGCCACAGGCTTGGGGTCTAGTGGTCGCTCGTTGGGTTGCCACTTGATACTGCGTACTGCACCTCGTTGTGCGAATGTACCCAATGCCTCGTCATAGTTTTTACATACGTATGCCATGATAATTACTCCTGTGTTGTTAAAGTTGATTCCACTGCGGGGATGGGTGGAAACGCTGTGTTTATCTCGTGCCTTGTAGTGATGTAGTCATACAAGTCACCATCGTTGTCGTCTTCATCGAAATCTTCAGCGCCATCCTCACCGACGCCTACGAACCTAAACCTCCCTCCTTTCTCTTCTCCATAAATTTCTACTGCCTCGCGCATCAATGCGCGGTGCGCCTTCACGTCATCGAATGAGTCGTACCACTTCACATCCTCGGCCTCAAAGGTAATGATTGGGTCAAGCGTATACCCATATTCACACTCATTGATGGCCTCGGTTATGTGCTTGTCGTTCTTCGCAAGCATCAGCGTTACGAAGTTGTCTCGTGTCTCGATGTCATTGAACTTGATGACATACGCTACGTCTGATCTGTATCCCATGATTATTCCTCCTGTAAATATCCGTTGATGTCAAAGCGCCATCCGTTGATGTCGCACACTTCTTTAAAGCGTTCTTCGCTTGCGTACTCGTCGTACTCATCACGCAGTTGTGAGTAGATGTCGTTGGCATAGTTACGCGCCTCGTTCTCTACCCATTGATGTAGTTCATTTAGTCGTTCGTCCACACTGATGGAATTCATAAGCGCCTGCACACTCGCACCTTCAAGTATCCCTGCGTCTATGCATGAGTCGCCGTCCGCGTTGTAGAAGCTCTCGCTGATGTCCTCCACTCGCATCGTACCGCTGTGGTTGTAGTAGAAGCCACTACGAGATACACCAACGTGTGTGTCTGTCCATCCCTCTTTGATGAGTTCGTTAAGCACAAAGTATTGCGTGTAGTCGTGGTTGTCAGGCTTGTTGTGGTACTCAATGAAGCGAGGTAGGCGCACCATACCTGTCCACGAAGCGCCATCACCTTGCGATGAGAAGCCCGACCATGCTACTTCTTCTATCTCAAAGCCCCTCTCGGGGCCGTCCTGTTTAGCACGAGCGATGATCTCATCTGCCCAGTCATCTGGCGCATCGTTGTACCGCGACATAGCGTTAGCTTTGCCGTAGGCGTTGAGTTCATCGAACGCAAGCAGTTGCGTTGTTGTGTCCATAGTATTAGTCCACGTTGATGGTTGCGGTAAAGGTTATGTTGTCCTTGATGGACGCTGTGATGACATCTGTGAAGTCGAAGTCGTTGATCGCATCGTTGACTGCATCGCTGATCTGACTGTCGAAGTCGTGATCTTCAACTGCGCTCACAGCCATGTCGTTGATAGCGTCCTCGCTGATGTGGTACTCAGCATCGTTGTGCTCACTAATCGCGCCCTCGACGACTGCTGTCGCGATCTCTTTGATCTGCTCTACGAAGCCATCGTCGATAACTCGCAGGGTGCGGTGACTCATGAGTATCTCGTTGACTTGCGCTGACACAATGTCTTTGATGTAGTTCTCAACGAGCGCCATGAGCGTGGTCATCAGCGCCGATGTTGGCATTGATGGTTGAGTGGTTTGAGTTGTTGTTTGAACTGTAGTTTGTTCCATGATAAATCTCCAAAAAATTAAAAAGAAAGATGTGGACAATTTGTCCGCGAGTTAAAAGCGTGGCGGGATGCCACAAAGAAAGAATGACCGTTTCTTTTGTTACCCCCCTCTCCAGTAGAACAAGTCAAGGATTAAGACAATGATGGCCAGTAAGACCACCGCCCGTTCGAGTTTTTCCCATTTAGTCAGCATTACTTCTCTCCTTTTAAATATGCCAATGATCTTGGCGGTACAAACTTGCTGTCTTTGTTCACTTGCGTGAACTCATCGCGGTATTTGATGAGCATCGGGGTGCGGGATTGTTTGTATATAGGTGGCAGTGCCGCCCACATATCTCTTATCTTGGTGAACACCTCGGGCTCTATGTAGTCGTCCCACTCTGCGCTAGCAGGTCGGCGTGGGTGTAACGCGTGGCTGTACTCGGCGTATTCCTTTGCCCTTTTGAGCATCCCCATGTACTCGTGGTAGAACGTGGCCTTGTCCACGTAGCCCTTGCGCTTTGCATACATCCACGCATTACGGGCGCTGACGATCTCCCACTTGATGGGCGCTAATACATCGGCTAACTCGGCCTTCCATACCTTGAGCCACCGCTTACGGGCGGCTATGGCCTGCGCGTTGCGCTCATCTTGCGCTTGCTTTTCTCTGAGGTGTTTGGCTACAAGCACGTTCATGTCCCCCGTCTGAACCTTGTTGTGTATCTCTTTGGCGCTGAGCTTGGTCGGGGGTTTGCGCTTGGGACGGCAGGCTTTGCAGTTCTTGGACTCGAGCGTCATGCGTACGTTGCCTGCTCTGCCCCATGCTTTTGACTGTGCATACGTAGCGAGATACGTGAAGTCGTTGAGGGGGCGCGACTCCCCACATTTAGCGCACGTTTTGATTTGCATACTTTCTCCTTATAGTTTTGGGCTAACTGGCCCACTTGGTTTTGTAACTGGCCCACCATTCAACACAGGTGGCCCACTTGTGGATGACGAGGTCAAACGTAGTATACACGCGGGTTTGCGCTCGATGTGACCAAAATACCCACCATTTTTCAAGAACACTAAGGCTAACTTGAAAACATGAACGACAAGACACACCCAGCAATACACAAATATATATATCTAAATGAAAATTGTATTTATATATATAGGTATTGTGGACGTGGACATTGCGAACGCTAGTATCCATGCGGGTTACGCGATGCCCGTGTGTGTGTCCAGTCGTGTAAAGTGGTGGGTATGTGCGAAAATACAACACTTTTACCTCACTTCTCCACAATACGTTGTGGAGAGATAGTTGCGGACAGATTGTCCGCGAGTTAGAGGAGTCGCAGTTGCTTGGACTCGCGCTTGATGGATTCCCACTCGTCCATGGAATCCCGCGCTTGTTGTTCGCGCAGTTGTGCCTTGTGTTGCATGAGGGCTTTGTGGTTGCGCTTGCCTAGCTCGATCATCTCTACGTACTGTTGGCGTAGCTCTTTCATTTGAGAGAGGGCGTAGTGTTTGTTCTTAGATGATTTGCTCATGATGATTACTCGCTTTCTGTGAATAGGAATAGAACACCGCCGAAGCAGAAGCCTGCAAGCACGAGTAGTGCTTGGCGTAAGTAGTAGCCGTCAGTATCAAAACCAATGGCTATGCCGATACAACCCATGAGGGTGAGTGCGTGGATTATGAATTTGTCGTGCATGATGATTACTCCGATTGACATGAAAAGAAACAACGCAAGGGGCTCGCTCTCTTGCGTCTACGAAAAACTCACGGACAAGTTGTCCGCATCAGGCTTTCAGTTGCAGGGTTGTGAAACGGCGCTTCTCACCAGCGCTGAGTGCTTGCCACTTCTTGAACAATGCCGCGACTGGATCAACCTTGTTGGCAGTAGCTTTGGGAGTCTTAGGCTTGGGCGCATCAGCCTTGGGGTAACACACTTCCAACACGCGGTTCATAGCACGCTCAGCGTTAGTGTCGCGCTTCACGAACGTCATACCGCGTTGTCCCTGCTTGATAGGTTCGTTGTCGTGCTTCTTAGAAGCCCACTCCATTGCGAATGGCTTAGCCTCAGCACGCGATGCGATGCCTAACTCCATCAGCCTCACAGCGAAACTGGCGGACGAGTTGTCCGCATCATTGAACACAGCGAACACAGCTACACGATTGAATGACTTAGTCATAGATAACTCTCCAAAAGAAAAAGCCTCGCAGACGGGCGAGGCAACCTCTCGGTTGGGCAACCCCCAACCGATGCATCTATTATACCACAAGGGGTTGCCAAATACACTTGACAGTCCCGTATGCCTGTGAGCCGAACCCCACCCTACCCCCACCAAGCCCTATTGAGCCGTGCCGTGGCGTCATGGTGTGAACACTGTTTCGCACCCGCAAATCAATTTTTAAAAAACCCGACTAACCTATACTGTACAAAAACACAGCACCCCTAAAAAATTTTATAAAAATTTGGAAAAACCTCAAGGCAAAAAAAAGCCCCACCAGCGTCAACTAGTGGGGCAAAGATGGCAACAATCCATCAAGGAGAAGCAAGGACTTGCGTCGATGCCGAAAAGAAGTGTACACTCTCGCCAACGAGGAAGCAACTGAAAAGGATTCCTACGCATGTTAGATCACTTGGTGCATTTCGAACCTGAGGTCACCTCTCGGGATGGTTTGATGAAACTGGACGACGCGACGCCCAGTGATACTCTGTCGGCGCAAGTTGCTACAGAGCAGTGGTTAGCTGAGATGGGCGTGGATGACGACGAAGTAGTCGCTAACCAACAACAGACACAGGCTGCGCGAAAAGCGTTCAACGCTGTGACAACCGACGCCACCACCACGGAACAAAAAGCTAGCCTAGCAGAACTAAAAACCCCAGCGGCTGTAAGACATCTGACGGGCATGTTGGCTGCGTACGACTGGCAGTTTATAGACATGGCGCAGGAAATCAGGGGCTACACGGTAGCTAAACTGGTTGAAGAAACAAAATCCCCCAACGCCAACATCCGCCTTAAAGCTTTGATCGCTCTAGGCAAGGTTACAGAAGTGGGGCTCTTTACTGAGCAAATTGAGGTCAAGAAAGTTGAGATGACGGACGCTCAAGTTGAGCAGCGCATCAAAGATAAGTTGGCCAAGTTCATGGGAGTGATAGACGTGGTGGACGTTTCCGAGCGCCCAGACGATAGTCCAGCAGAGAAGAATGATGGGCCAGATGGACTTTGAGCAGTTCACATCCATCAGCAAGGTGGAGATTGAAGCGATTAAAAAAGCGCTTCCCTATATGTCGTTGAGCGACAAGATTGAGCTTCTTGACGATATAGAGATCCGCGAACGTCGCGCTAGCCTGACAGCCGCTAAGACGAACATGTTGGGCTTTGCTACATCTGTGTACCCCGGCTTTAAAATTGGCCCCCATCACAGGAAGCTGGCTAAGATCTTTACGGACGTGGTCGAGGGCAGGAAGAAGCGTGTGATTATCAACATCGCGCCGCGTATGGGTAAGTCTGAGTTCTCCTCTTACTTGTTCCCCGCATATTTCCTTGGCAAGTACCCCAACAAGAAGATCATCATGGGCACGCACACTGCGGGTCTGTCTGAAGACTTCGGGCGGCGCGTACGTAACTTGATTGACTCTGATGAATACCGTGATGTCTTTCCTCAAACGCTGGTTGCTGATGACCAAAAGGCTGCTGGTAAATGGTCTACAAGCGCTGGCGGTCAGTATTATGCTGCTGGTGTCGGGGGCGCTCTTGCTGGTCGTGGTGCTGATCTGTTCGTTATTGACGATCCTCATTCCGAGCAGGACGTTAAGATCAATTCGAGACTGGCTTTTGATACCGCATGGTCGTGGTTCCAGACCGGGCCGCTCCAACGTCTGATGCCGGGGGGCGCGATCATTATTGTGATGACGCGTTGGTCGCTGTTAGACCTGACTGGGCGCTTAATTGACTACCAAGCGAAGAATCCGGACTCGATTCCATGGGAGATTGTGGAGCTTCCGGCCATTTTGAACGAGGATGAGGACAACGAGAAGTCGCTTTGGCCCGAACAGTGGCCTCTTGAAAGCTTAAAAGCTACAAAAGCGTCGATTGACCCACGATATTGGAACGCGCAGTACATGCAGCAGCCCACATCGGAGAACTCTGCCATCGTGAGCCGTAAGATGTGGCGTATTTGGGAGCCGGATGACCCGCCGAGGTGTGAATACATCATCCAGTCTTGGGATACGGCGTTTGAAACCAAGAATACATCCGACTATTCCGCGTGTACAACGTGGGGTATCTTCTACAACGAGGAAGAAAATGACTCCCCCCAGCTTATCCTTCTGGATGCGTTTAAAGATCGCATGGCTTTCCCTGAACTTAAGGTGGTGGCGCTTAAACAATACAAAGAGTGGGAACCCGACGCGTTCATTGTGGAGAAAAAGGCATCTGGGGGGCCGTTGATTCAGGAACTCCGGGCATTGGGAATTCCGGTTCAGGAGTTCAGCCCCAGTCGCGGTAACGACAAGATGGTGCGTGTCAACGCTGTTGCGGATTTGTTCAGTTCAGGTAAAGTCTGGGCACCCGACACACGCTGGGCAAGAGAAGTGATTGAAGAGTTGGCCGCGTTCCCAGTTGGGGAGCACGACGACTTCGTGGATACGACAACACAGGCGCTGCTACGCTTTAGGCAAGGTGGCTTTATCAGTTTAGACACGGACGAGAAAGACGACCTTGCGCTCTTTCACCGTAAAAAATACGAATACTACTAGGACTACACATGGCAACGAACATTGACAAAGCGCTGTACCAACAACCAATGGGCATTGACGCGCTGGGCGAACAAGAATCACCACTAGAGATTGAGATTGTTGATCCCGAAGAAGTCACCATTGGCATGGACGGGGTGGAGATCACCATCACGCCCGGAGAAGATGACGGCGAAGAAGGGTTCAGTGATAACTTGGCCGAGTACATAAAAGACGGTGCCTTGCAGTCGCTGGCTGGGGACTTGGTGTCTGACATTGACAACGACAAGAATGGCCGCAAGGATTGGGAGAAGACATACGTTGATGGTCTGAAGCTGCTTGGCTTGCAGATTGAGGAAAGAACGGAACCTTGGAACGGCGCATGCGGCGTGTTCCATCCCATGATTACAGAAGCGGTTGTGCGCTTCCAAGCAGAGACAATCACTGAGACGTTCCCAGCCCAAGGGCCTGTGCGTAGCAAACTCATCGGCAAAGAAACGCCAGAGATGAAAGAGATTGCGATCAATGTCGAAGACGACATGAATTACGAGTTGACGGAAGTCATGACGGAGTACCGCGCTGAACACGAGCGCATGCTCTGGTCACTGCCAGCCACAGGCTCAGCATTTAAGAAGGTCTACTACGATCCCAATTTGGGACGTCAGGTGTCGATGTTTATTCCTGCGGAAGATATGTACCTACCGTACGGCACAACGGACTTAGACACTTGCTACCGCATCACGCACGTCATGCGCAAGACCAAGAACGAGATCATCAAACTACAGCAGGCGGGCTTCTACCTTGACATCGAGTTGCCCGACTCACCGAAAGAGTTGACCGACATTCAGAAAGCCAAGGACAAAGAGACTGGCTTTAGTGACTTGAACGACGACCGCTACACACTGTATGAGTGCCATGTGGACTTGAACCTTGAAGGTTACGAAGACAAGGACGACTCTGGCGAAGATACCGGCATCATGTTGCCGTACGTTGTCACGTTGATTAAAGGCACTAACAACATCTTGTCAATCCGCCGCAACTGGAACGAAGACGATGACCTCCGACTTAAACGCCAGCACTTTGTGCACTACCAATATATCCCGGGTTTTGGAGCTTACGGCTTCGGGCTTTTCCATCTTATCGGAGGCTTTGCTAAATCCGCTACATCCCTCATGCGACAACTTGTCGATGCAGGAACCCTATCTAATTTGCCCGGCGGACTCAAGACACGGGGCCTGCGCATCAAAGGTGACGACACACCAATCGCACCCGGAGAGTTCCGTGACGTAGACGTTGGCTCGGGCACGATCCGCGACAACATCTTGCCGCTGCCATACAAAGAGCCAAGCGCTACGCTGTTTAACTTGATGCAGACCATCGTTGATGAAGGCCGCCGCTTTGCTGCGACTGCTGACATGAAGGTGTCTGACATGTCTGCGCAGGCCCCCGTGGGTACGACGTTGGCACTGCTTGAGCGTCAGTTAAAAGTGATGACGGCTGTTCAGGCGCGTGTGCACTTCGCATTGAAGCAAGAGTTCAAACTCTTGAAGAACATCATCCGCGACTACACCGACGCTGACTACACATACACACCCGAGTACGGCACTCGCAAAGCTAAGAAAGCCGACTATGACTTGGTGGACATCATCCCCGTGTCAGACCCCAACGCTGCGACCATGTCTCAGCGCGTTATCCAGTACCAAGCCGTCATTCAGATGGCGCAGATGGCTCCGGACATTTACAACTTGCCCGAACTTCATCGCGGTATGTTGAACGTGTTGGGTATCAAGAACGCTGAGAAGCTGGTGCCAATTGAGGACGATCAGAAACCGATTGATCCCGTGCAGGAAAACCAGAACGCACTTAAAGGCAAACCCCTCAAAGCGTTCTTGCATCAAGATCACGCTTCTCACATTCAAGTGCACATGATGCTGCTTCAAGACCCGATGATGCAGCAGTTCATTGGCCAGAACCCACAAGCTCCCAAGATCATGGGTGCTATTACGGCGCACATTGCAGAGCACGTTGGTTACCAGATGCGCCAGCAAATTGAGCAGCAGTTGGGTATGCCACTGCCTCCCGAAGACGAGAAATTGCCACCAGAGATTGAGATTGCTCTGTCCGGCATGATGGCTCAAGCGGCCAATCAGGTAATGATGCAGAACAAAGCCAAGGCTGCGCAGATGCAGGCACAGCAACAAATGCAAGACCCCGTGTTGCAGTTGCAGATGCAGGAGCTTCAACTCAAAGGCCAAGAGCTGGAGTTGAAGAAACAGAAGATCATGATGGACGCTGCTGCCAAGGCCGACGCACAGGCTTTGAAAGAGCAAGAAGTCAGCGGCAAACTGGAGTTGGAAGCTCTTCGCACAGGTGCGCAAATCAAAGAGAGCGAATTTAAGCAACAGTTTGAACAAGAACGTGCTGGCATCCAAATAGGTGCTGACATCGCAAAGAGTAAAGCCCAGATGGACTTACAAGCGCGCACTGCTGCGCTCCCAAATAGCAGGAACCAAGGTTCTAGAAAATGATCCAAGACTTCGTACGCGTATTACGTGAAAAAATACGCACTGACATGAACAACTATGCCGACGACTTGGCTGGCGGTTCGTGCCGTACTTTTGAAGAGTACCAAAAACTCTGCGGGATTATTCAGGGTCTAGCCCTCGCAGAGCGTTATTTACTTGACCTTGCACAGAAAGTTGAAGAATCCAATGAGTGACATTGATCTCTCCCCCGGTGCTTTTGCACTGCCTGAACCCATCCAGCCTCTGGATGCGCCTGAAACTGAAGCTAACGATGAGCAGAAGGCCACGCAACTTCCTATCCCAACGGGTTGGAAGATTCTTTGCGCGGTGCCCGACATCTCTGAACGAGTGGATGGTACAAGTTTGGACTTAGTCCGACCCATTGAAAGCATGCGCCAAGAAGAAACAGCAACCACTGTGTTGTTTGTTTTGAAGGTTGGCCCCGATGCGTACAACGACACCGCCAAGTTTCCCAACGGAGCATGGTGTAAAGAGGGCGACTTCGTGTTAGTACGTACTTACTCCGGCACAAGATTCAAGATCTTTGGCAAGGAGTTCCGTCTCATCAACGACGACCAAGTTGATGCTGTTGTGCAAGACCCTCGCGGCTTAACCCGCGCTTGAAAGGAAGAATATGGCTGAACAGTACAAGTTCCCCGACGAAATTGAAGACAAGAAAACCAATGAGGTTGAGTTTGAAATTGAAGGGGCTGAAGAAGTAGAGATTGAAATTGAAGACGACACGCCCGAGCGCGACAGAGGCCGCAAGCCCCTTGACCGTGAAGTGCTTGATCCGACCGATGAAGAAATCGAGTCCTATTCTGACAAAGTCAAGGGACGCATTAAAGAGTTGACCCACGCCCGTCATGACGAGCGCCGTGTCAAAGAAGCCACAATGCGTGAGAAGCAGGAGCTTGAGCGTCTTGCACAGCAGTTGATTGAGGAGAACAAACGCCTCAAGCAAAACGTCTACACAGGACAGGAAGCTGTCATTGAGGGCGCTAAAGGCAAAGCTGAGTTTGAGTTAAAAGAAGCTCGCGCTAAGCTTAAGGCTGCACAAGAATCTTTTGACACGGATGCCATCATTGAAGCCCAAGAAGCTGTGATGGACGCAAAGATTCGTGCAGAACAAGTAAAGAATTTTCGTCCTACCCCTTTACAGGAAGAAAATTTTGAGGTACAAACACAACAAACCCAGCCTTCAAGGGCTGAACCGGACGAAAAAACTCTGCGCTGGCAGGCAAAAAACCAGTGGTTCGGACAGCAAGGGTTTGAGGAATACACCAGCTACGCACTAGGGCTGCACCAAAAGCTAGTCACAAACGGAGTGGATCCCCGCTCTGCTGAATATTTCGACCAAATTGATGGTCGCATGAAGTCAACGTTTCCTGATCTGTTTGGTCGGAGCGAAGACAAGCCAAGGTCTGGTGAGGCTCAAAAGCGACCTACGACAGTGGTTGCCTCTGTATCTCGTTCTACGAGTGCAGGAAAAATTAAGCTGACTCAAACGCAAGTAGCGTTAGCGAAAAAATTTGGTTTAACCCCGCAGCAATATGCTGCACAAGTAGCGAAACTGGAGAACTGAAATGGCTGAAACAATTGACCGCTCAAATCGTGACACTAAGTCACGCGATAAATCTGTTCGTGCAGTATACGTACCGCCGAGCAACCTGCCCGATCCGACACCTGATCCAGATTACACGTTTCGCTGGGTAGCGACTCATGTGCTAGGTCAGCCATTAGCCAACAACGTGTCCTTACAGATGCGCGATGGTTATGAGCCGGTGAAAGCAGTGGATCATCCGGAATTGGCTTTGTTTGGTAACAACGCAAACGGTAATGTGGAAATTGGTGGGCTGATGCTTTGCAAGGCTCCCAAGGAACGTGTTCAAGCGCGCGCTGATTATTACAACAATCAATCTCAAAACCAGATGGATTCAGTTGACAATCATTTCATGCGAAATAACGACCCTCGGATGCCCTTGTTTGCTGACCGCAAGTCATCATCAAGTCGCGGACAAGGATTTGGTTCTGGTTCTAAATAATTTTTAGGAGTCCTTTATGGCTTATCCCATCATCGACGCCCCCTACGGCGTCAAGCCGGTCAATCTGATCGGTGGTCAGGTATTTGCTGGTTCTACCCGCAATCTACCTATTTCTTACAACTATGCCACGCCCATTTATTATGGTGACTTGGTTACGTTGGGTACAACTGGTTCTGACGCTGGCTACATTACTGTTACCAACGTAAGCACTAGTCTGACAACTAAAAATACCGTTGGTGTTTTCTTGGGTTGCTATTACACAAACCCAACTACAAAGCAACGTCAGTACGCTCAGTACTATCCCGGCAATGTTCTTGCTGGCGACATTACTGCAATTGTTGCTGATGATCCTGACCAAGTGTTCAAGATGGCTGTGGTAACTGCTGCTTCCACTGCAACTATCTCTTCAATGCCCTCAGCAATGGTTGGCTTGAATGCTGCACTGAACACACCTGTTGGTAGCGCTGCTACTGGCAACTCTGGTGCTGGTATCGTTGCTGCTAACACAACTTTGGCAGTTGGCTCTGGTGGTGCTTTCCGTATCTTGAACTTGGTTCCTGATACACAGATCAGCACTTCTGCAGTCTTTGTAAGCACTACTACGACATCGTTCGTTGTGTCTGGCCTTACTGTTGGTCAAGTCATTCCTAAAGGTACTGACGTGTTCCAATTGGTTAATGGTCAATTGCAGCAATTGGGTGTTGGCGCAAGCTTGTCCGCCGCGACTACTGTGACCACAACCGGTAACACTACACTGACTATCAGTGCAGCCGTGACCACTACACCCACTGCTGGTGCAACGATCGCTTTGGTTCAATCTCCAGAAGTTCTGGTTAAGTTGAACTTTGGTGTTCACAACTACTACGCTGCTTAAGGAGTAACTTACCATGGCAATTTCACGCGCACAACTACTTAAAGAACTGCTCCCGGGCCTCAACGCCTTGTTTGGTTTGCAGTATGCCACCTACGGCGAAGAGCACAAAGAAATCTACGAAACAGAGAAATCTGAGCGTAGCTTCGAAGAAGAGACAAAACTGTCTGGCTTCTCTGCTGCTCCAGTCAAGAACGAGGGTTCAGCCATTGCTTATGACAATGCGCAAGAAGCGTTCACGGCTCGCTATAACCACGAAACCATCGCCTTGGGTTTCTCAATCACTGAAGAAGCGGTTGAAGATAACTTGTACGACAGCTTGTCTGCTCGCTACACCAAGGGCTTGGCTCGTGCTATGGCATACACCAAGCAGGTTAAAGCTGCATCCGTCTTGAACAACGGTTTCAGTGCATCCTATCCCGGTGGTGATGGTGTTGCTCTGTTCTCTACAGCGCACCCATTGGTGTCTGGTGGCACTAACAGCAATCGCCCTTCAACCAATGCTGACTTGAACGAAACATCGTTGGAAAACGCTGTGATTCAGATCGCTGCTTGGACTGATGAGCGTGGTCTGTTGATCGCTGCTAAGCCTAAGAAATTGATCGTGCCTCCAGCACTTCAGTTCGTTGCTACTCGTTTGCTCGAAACCAGCCTTCGCGTTGGTACAACAGACAACGACATCAATGCGTTGAAGAACAACGGCTCGATTCCTGACGGCTACACAATCAACCACTACCTGACCGACACAACCGGCTGGTTCTTGACAACTGACGTACCTAACGGCTTGAAGCACTTCGAGCGTATGGCATTGTCTACGTCAATGGATGGAGACTTCGACACTGGGAACGTTCGTTACAAGGCTCGTGAGCGTTATAGCTTCGGCTGGTCTGATCCATTGGGCGTCTTTGGCTCCCCCGGTTCAGTCTAATATTTCTTCGGAAATATTTAAAAGGGGCCTTGTGCCCCTTTTTCTTTTGGTGTATATTGACTTCAATCCGGGCTTTCCGGTGCATCAAACAGTCCCGGCTGACGACATACAGATTGATGCACTTAACTTGTATGTAAGGAAACATCATGGGATTCGCAACTCACCTTGGCCCTTGGCTGCTCGGCACTGTTAAAAACACTACTGGCACCACTGCTGGCACGATCCGCAATATGGGAGCTACCATCGTTGCACAAACAGCCACTATTTCTCAAACTGATTCTGGCGCAACCACAGCTTTTGTGTTGCCCGCTGGTGCGTTGATTACTGCTGTTCAGTTGATTACCCCAACTACTGCGTTCTCTTCAGGAACAATCACCATTACTGTTGCTGGTACAACTTTTGTTAACGGTGCCTCATTGCCAACCGCATTGGGTGTATCTGCTTTGACAATCGCTACAACAGGCGCTACTGTTGCCAATAATGTTGGCTCTACAGATGCTATTGTTTCTTACACACTGGGCACTCCAGTTGGTTCTGGCGCTCAGAGTACGTTGGTTATTGCGTACGTTATGCGTGAATCTAGCGGCTCCGCTAACCCCAGCCAATCTTAATTGATCTAGGGGGCTTCGGCCCCCGTTTATAAGGAGATTGATTATGACGATGCAAACAGACGTTAAGTCGCTATTGGTTGCTGCGGGGAATACTCCCGGGGCGCTTTCTGTTAGCGGGCGTTCTCGCTTAAAAGCAATTACGATTGTTTATGGTGCTACGTTGGGTACAGTTGTTATTACCGACGGAACCGCTACAGGTAACACCCTGTTTTCGTTTCCGGCCCCCGGCGTAGCAGGCACTATTCACGTTTTGATGCCCGGCGAAGGTATTTTGGCTCAGACCGGTTTGTACGTTTTAACGGGCACAAACGCAACGGCGGTTGTTTATTATGGCTAAGAGCCCAGCATGGCAGCGCAAAGAGGGAAAGTCCGAGAAGGGCGGCTTGAACGCCAAAGGACGGGCTTCTTACAATGCAGCCAATCCCGGCAAGCCGGGGCTGAAGCGTCCTCAACCCGAGGGCGGCTCACGGCGCGACTCCTTCTGCGCAAGGATGAGTGGGATGAAGAAAAAGCTGACCAGCGCAAAGACAGCCAACGATCCGGATTCACGGATCAATAAGTCTTTGAGGGCGTGGAACTGTAAGGATGGCGGCTATGTAACTGCGGCTGATGGTTGCGCTACAAAAGGCAAGACAAAAGGGCGGATGGTATGACTGACGATGCTATTCAGACAGCTAGAGAGTTGGCCACGCATGCGTCCGACATTAAGCATTTGCAAGATGACATGGACAAGATGTTGGAAAACATGAAGGCCATGCAAGCAACGCTGACCGCTATTGACAAAACATTGTCTGAAGCTAAAGGCGGCTGGAAGGTTTTAATGCTTGTTGGTGGTGCTAGTAGTGTTGTAGGCGCAGGTTTGGTTCAGCTTATTAACTGGTACGCAGGGGGCAAGTGATGCCGTCGACGAGTAAGAAGCAACACAATTTCATGGCAGCGATTGCAAATTCGCCATCGTTTGCTAAGAAAGTAGGAGTCCCACAGTCTGTGGGCAAGGATTTTACAACTGCGGACAAGGGTCGCAAATTTTCAAAAGGTGGTGATACTATGGCTTCCAAAATGAATCCCGGCTTCATGGCAATGATGGCTAAGAAAAAAGGCGCTCCTGCTAAGAAAATGGCTGGTGGCGGTATGGCAATGGGCAAAGTTAAAACAGCAGCCCCTAGCAAAGACGGTATTGCTACCAAGGGTAAAACCAAGGGAACAATGATTAAGATGAACAAGGGCGGCAAAGCCTGCTAAGGAGCTGATTATGGCTACTAGTGAATTTGGTAAAGCGTTCCGTGAAGCCCGTGCTTCGGGCGACAAAACTTTTACTTTCAAGGGTAAAAAGTACACCACTGATTTGGCTCCTGCAGAACAAAAATCTATAGGCACTAAATCTAAGATGGGTGAGTACGTCCCGCGTGATTCTGATACGCGCAAGGGCGAGATCATGACGTCTAAGAATGCGGTAGGACGTGACAATTACGTTCGCAGTGGCCAGAAGTCTTTTGACACCGAGCGTGAGCCAGAAGCGTTGGCGGAACCAAACAAGCCCGGCACTAACGTCCGCTATGAAAACACAGACGTTTCTGATATGAGTATGAAGCGTGGTGGCGCAGTCAAGAAGATGGCCAATGGCGGCTCTGCTTCTTCTCGCGCTGACGGCTGCTGTATCAAAGGCAAGACTCGCGGAAAGATGGTGTAACTATGATGGCCAGTCGCGGTATGGGGGACATCTCCCCCTCTAAAATGCCCAAGGGCGTCAAGAAAGCCCGGCGGGACGACACTGACTTCACGCAGTACGCTGAAGGCGGTAAAGTGAATGCGGCTGGCAATTACACGAAGCCTAGTCTGCGCAAGCGGATTGTGTCTCAGGTGAAGTCAGCCGCCACGCAGGGTACTGGTGCAGGTCAGTGGTCAGCGCGTAAAGCTCAGCTTGTTGCCAAGAAGTACAAGGCGGCTGGCGGGGGTTACCGAGATTGAAAGCGCCCCAAAAATCATTGAAGGATTGGGGCGACCAAAAATGGAGAACCAAAAGTGGTAAAAAATCTTCTGACACGGGCGAGCGATACCTTCCTAGTGCTGCGATTAAAAGCCTCAGCCCTGCTGAGTACGCTGCGACAACGCGTGCGAAACGTGCTGGCAAAAAAGCCGGAAAACAATTCGTAGCGCAACCCAAAACGATTGCAAAGAAAACGGCAGGCTTTAGATGACCACTTCAGGAACCGCAGCGTTTAATCTTGACCTCAACGAGTTGGTTGAGGAAGCGTTTGAACGCGCCGGTTCGGAGTTGCGTACGGGCTACGACTTGCGTACAGCCCGTCGTTCATTGAATTTGATGTTTGCTGATTGGGCAAACCGTGGTGTCAACATGTGGACGTTTGAGCAGGGTACGATTAACCTGACTCCGGGTCTGAACACCTACGCACTGCCCGTAGATACAGTGGATCTACTTGAGCATGTGATTCGCACGGGCGCGGGTAGCTCATCCACGCAGGCTGATCTGACCATCACGCGTATCAGTGTTTCTACTTACGCCACGATCCCCAACAAACTGCAACAAGCCCGTCCAATTCAGGTGTGGTATCAGCGTTTGGATGGCCAGACTTCGTCCATTGGCACCACACTTAATGGCGGGATTACAGCCACGGCAACCACGATTACGTTGACTTCCACTGCGGGCTTGCCTGCTACTGGGTTTTTGTTGATTGAAAACGAGACTATCCAGTACGGCTACATCTCTGGCAACGTACTTAACAACTGCTTCCGTGGTCAGAATGGCACAACCGCCACAGCGCACTCAACCGCCGCCTCTGTTTACGTACAAAACTTGCCCTCTGTAACTGTCTGGCCGACCCCAGACAACAGCACAACGTATCAGTTTGTTTACTGGCGCATGCGCCGTATTGATGATGCTGGTGGCGGTATACGCACGATGGATGTGCCTTTTCGCTTCCTGCCTTGTATGGTGGCAGGTTTGGCTTATTACTTGGCTCTTAAGATTGAAGGGGGCGCTGAGCGCTTACCCGTCTTGAAACAACAGTACGATGAAGCTTGGCAGTTGGCGGCTGATGAAGATCGTGAAAAGGCTTCGGTTCGTTTTGTTCCGAGGCAAATGTTTATTGGTAGCGGTACGTAAATGGGCAATAGGTTTGCTTCTGGTAAGAACAGTATCGCTATGTGCGATAGATGTGGCCAACAGTTCAAATTAACGGCACTGCGTAAAGAGATACAGAAAACTAAGATTTACAATCTGCTTGTGTGCGGTGCGTGTTGGGATCCAGATCAGCCGCAGTTATTGTTGGGTATGTACCCAGTTGATGATCCGCAGGCGGTGCGTAACCCACGCAAGGACACAACGTACGTGACGGCAGGGGTTAGTGCTACTGGCAGTTTGACTGGCGGTTCACGAGATTTGCAGTGGGGCTGGAACCCAGTTGGTGGGGCCAGTAATTTTGATGCGGCGTTGACCCCAAACTACTTGGTGGCAACGACATTTGTTGGTACAGTTACGGTAACAGTTACATAGGAGTCTAATATGGACAAGAAAGATTTAGCCCAAGACAAGAAGATGATTAAATCTGCTGTCGGCAAGCACGAGAAAAATATGCACCCCGGTAAGCCAATGACTAAGCTCAAAAAGGGTGGCCCTACAACCGATGATCGTATGCGTTTGGGACGTAACCTGTCTCGCGCTAAAAACCAAACCACAGGTTAATATCATGGCCAAGATTAACAATCTACCCGCTTCTGCATACGCCAAGCCCCACACAATGAGTGGTAAGCCTGTAGGTATATCTGAGAACCCCGGCACTCCTCCAAACCGCAGCAAGCTTGACAACTTTGATGTAAGCGTTGGTAACATCAGCAAATCTGCTGGTAACGAACCTACTAAGACGTCCGGTATTAAGATGCGTGGTACAGGCGCAGCTACTAAAGGCTTGATGTCTAGAGGCCCAATGGCATGAATTACACGCAACTCAGCAACGCGATCCAAGCGTACACGGAAAACACGGAAGCAGATTTCGTGGCTAATATCCCTGTGTTCGTTACGCAGGCTGAGCAGCGTATTTATAACTCGGTTCAGTTCCCGTCTATTCGTAAGAACGTGACGGGTGTGACCACGGTAAACAACAAGTATTTGCAGTGCCCGTTGGATTTCTTGGCGGTTTACTCTATGGCGGTCATTGACGCCAGCGGCAACTACGAGTATTTGCTGAACAAAGACGTCAACTTTATTCGCCAAGCATACCCCCAGCCAACAGACACGGCTATTCCAAAATACTACGCTCTGTTTGGCCCTGCTGTATCGGGCGTCACTATTTCAGATGAACTGTCTTTTATTCTTGGCCCTACGCCAGATTCATCGTACAGCGTAGAGTTGCATTATTACTATTACCCTGAGTCAATCACGGTTGCGGCAGACGGTCAAACATGGCTGGGCGATAACTTTGACTCTGTGCTTTTGTACGGCTCGTTGGTTGAGGCTTATACCTACATGAAGGGTGAGCCAGATATGATGACTTTGTACAACCAGAAGTTTATGGAAGCTTTGGCACTTGCAAAACGTTTGGGCGATGGTATGGAGCGTCAAGACGCTTATCGTTCTGGTCAGTTCCGTCAGAAGGTAACTTGATATGTCGATTATCCAGACCCAGACCACCAGCTTTAAGGCGCAGTTGTACCAAGGTATTCATGACCTGACGACTGACGTGATTAAGATTGCTTTGTACACGGCTAATGCTAATCTGAACGAAGATACAACTGTATATAGCACGACCAATGAAGTGCCCGCTACAGGTACATATTCTCTTGGTGGGGCGCAATTGACCCCAATCACAGTCAGCACTTCTGGATACACAGCCTATGTGGGCTTCCCAAACATCTCATGGACAGGCGCGATCACAGCAAGGTGCGCGTTAATCTATAACGAGACTCAAGGCAATAAGTCCGTTGCTGTTTTAGACTTTGGGTCTGACAAGACTTCTACAACCACGTTTACCATCACCATGCCGACCAACGGCCCCACCACTTCGTTAATTCGTTCTTCTAACTAGGAGTTACCATGTCTTTTGATAAAATTTCAGCCGCAGATAAGTGCGAAGCATCTTGCAGCTACAACACAACCCCCTCCGACACGGCAACTATTGAAGGCCACTACGTCGCTGTTTGCTATGACAAAGATGGCAACGTGAAGTGGGAAGACGCCATTGAGAACTTGGTCACAACTGTGGGCAAGAACCTGACGCTGGACACCATCCTTGGTAACTCAGCCGCTGGCGCAGTTGTGATGGGACTTAAAGGTACTGGCGCAGCCGCTATTACCGATACACAGCCAACGCATCCAACATGGAATGAAGTGGGTTTGGCCAACGCGCCTACATATTCTGGCAATCGCAAAACTCCAGTATTTAGTGCTGCTGCTTTTGTATCCGGCACAACTTGCACAAAGTCAACTTCTTCCGCTTCCTCGTTCTCTATTACCTCATCAGGTACTGTGGCGGGATGCTTCATTAACATTGGCGGCTCTGCAACAATTGACAACACCACAGGCACTTTGTTCTCTGCTGGTGACTTTAGTAGCTCTAAAGCAGTTGTTTCAGGTGACACAATCGCAGTTTCGTACTCCTGCTCACTGACGTAAAATGGCTTACGCATGGGGCGACGGCGCTTGGGGTGATGCTGGCTGGGGCGGTATAACTGCCTTTACCGATAGCGTTTCCGAGTCCGTTGCCACAGCTACATCTGAAGAACCAAATGCCATATTTCCTGTCAGCGTCGCGGAGTCGATTACTTCAGTCAGCGCTTGGGGTGAGGGGGCTTGGGGGGATTTAAGTTGGGGCGGGATTGGCTCAATATCTGATTCTCAGACAGTTGAAGCCGGTTTTGCGTTTACGGTTGCCGAGAATGTTGCCATTAGTGAGACTAATGAAGCGATTACAAGTTATACGGCGAATGTAACGGATACGTCAGCCACGAGTACGGTAGAGGCGGTTGCAGCAACTTTTGCCCAGTCAGTTAGTGAATCGGCAACTACGGCAACAAGCGAAACTGTAGCGGCGACACTTGCTGGAACTGTAGATGAGTCAGCGGCTACCTCGACAGATCAAATAGTTGGAACGTACTTTAACGCAGATGTGGATGAGACTACAGTAACCTCTACGTCAGAGACAGCGGCAACAGATTACTTTGGGCTTGTTGTAAATGAGACAACGGCAACCTCGACAGTTGAGACAGGCGCAGCAACGTTTGCCAAGTTTTTGGACGAACTTATTGGGGCGGCTACATCTTCGGAATCAGCGGCCACAACTTATAGGCCAACTGTGACGGAGACAGCGGCTATTACTTCGAGTGAATCGGTAAGAAAAACTTGGGAAATAATAGATGACACGCAGAACGCAAACTGGCAAAATATCAGCAACACGCAAACGGCAGGTTGGACTGCTATTGCAACGACTTAGGAGCATTTAAATGGCCGCAACGACAACTCTTTTGGGTTTAGTTACCCCCACACAGGGAACACTCTCGGGTACGTGGGGTGATACAGTCAACTACGGTATTTCCGACTACGTGGACATTTCCATCGCGGGCACACTATCTTTTGCAGGTGACGGCGCTATTACGTTGGCAAACACCACAGGTAGCGCATCAGGAAACAACATTGGGTCAACTACAGCCCAGTACATGGTGATTCGCATCACCGGCACGCAGACTGTTACCAAAGTCATTACAGGCCCCAGCTACAGCAAACTGTACATGGTGGATCACGCAGGTGCTACCAGCGCAGTAACATTCAAAGCCGCCGGTCAATCCGGTGTTTCCGTTGCTGTGGGCGAGAAGTGTTTTGTTTATTACAACGGCACAGACTACATAAAGATTGCTTCTAGTGTTACCAGCGCATCAAGTATTACAGGTACTGTTGCCCCGGCCAACGGCGGCACGGGCGTAGCAAACAACGCGGCCAGCACACTGACAATTTCAGGCAATTTCCCAACAACACTTACTGTTGGCGCATCTACAAGCGTCACTTTGCCAGCATCTGGCTCGTTAGGCTATCTAAACATTCCTCAGTCTGGCGCGGCTAAGACCACTAGCTACACCCTTGCCGTAGGGGACATTGGTGAATTTATTCAAGTAGGCGCTAGTGGGTCAATCGTAGTTCCTGATGCTACTTTCTCTGCTGGCGATGCTGTTGTGATTTTTAATAACACTTCAGGCGCAATTACACTGACCATGTCAATTACTACGGCATATATTGGCGGTACGGATGCTGATAAAGCTACAATTTCGTTGGCAACACGCGGCATTTGCAACGTGTTGTTTATTTCTGGTACTGTTTGTGTTGTCACAGGAAACGTAACATGAGTGGAATCTTGATGATGGCTGTGGGGAACTCCTATGGGAGCGCCCCCGTAAATACTGTAGCTCCGGCAGTCACAGGCACAGCTACATTTGGTTCCACGCTTACAACCACAAACGGAACGTGGACAGGCGCACCAGCACCGACATTCACTTACCAATGGTTTAGAAGTCCAAGTACATCTATTAGTGGCGCAACTTCTTCAACGTACGTGCTTGTTGCGGCAGATGTCGGGTTTGGCATTTTCTGTCAAGTAACAGCTACCAACTCAGTTGCGCCCTCTGGTGTTACAGCTAACTCTAATACAACAGCAACAGTGGCGGCAGTGGTTCCCGGAGCGCCTACGATTGGTACTGCCACTATTTCAGGTGTGGTTGCATCTGTGCCGTTTACCGCACCGGCAAGTGATGGCGGGTCTACGATTACGTCGTATACAGCTACATCAACGCCCGGAGGAATTACAGGTACATTGAGCCAAGCAGGTTCAGGCACTGTTACTGTTAGCGGTTTGACGGGCGGTACATCCTATACGTTTAAAGTCAAGGCAACTAACGCTATTGGCACAGGGCCGGAAAGCGCCGCATCTAACAGCGTAACAGCGGCAGTTATTGGGCAGACAGCCTACACATCTTCTTCTGGTACTTTTACTTTTGTAGTCCCGTCTGGAGTAACTTCTATTTCTGTTGTTGCTGTTGGAGCAGGAAGCGTGGGCGGGTGCACCTCCGGCGGCGGCGGTGGCGGCGGTTCATTAGCGTATAAAAACAATATTTCCGTTACATCAGGTGCATCAATAACAGTCAAAGTTGGAGCGCCTCAATTTTTTCAACCATGTACTAATAGTCAAATTACCTCTTCTTCTGTTGTGTACGCTTTAGCAAGGGGTGCTTGTGGAAAAAATGGAGGAGTTAGATGCTCCAGTAGTTCCGATGGCGGCGGTAATGGTGGTACTGGAGCTTCTGGAACTCCTTGGGCTGGCGCTGGAGGCGCAGGGGGTTACGCTGGTAATGGCGGCAATGGTTCTGGATGTTGCGTAACTAACGGAAGTGCTGGTTCTGGCGGCGGTGGCGGTGGTGGTGGAACTAGGGGCGGTAATGGCAGAGTTGGCGGCGGTGGCGGCGGTGTTGGTTTGTTAGGCCAAGGTTCTAGCGGTGCTGGCGGTGTTTCATCACCTAATACTGGGGGAGTCACTAACAACACCAGCGGTCGCGGTGGTTCTGGCGGCGATCAAGGCGGTTGCTCAAATGTTTGTACGACTTGTTCATATGTGTACAACTACGCCGCCCCCGGTGGCCTGTACGGAGGTGGTGGTGGAAGATCACAATTTGGCTCTAATGGTTTTGGAGCGCGAGGTGCTGTCAGAATCATTTGGCCGGGCAACACCCGTAGCTTCCCATCAACTTGCACAGGCAATCTTTAATTAGGAGATAACATGAACCTTTATATTGAAACTGAAAACGGCGTAACCAAAAACCATCCGGCTTTTGAAGACAATCTTCTTCAAGCGTTTGGTTCAATCCCTGAACATTGGGAGCCGTTTATCCGTGTCGAGCGTCCTGTACCCGGTGTTTATCAGGTTTTGGAAAGCCAAGAACCTACTTATGAAAAAATAGATGGTGTTTGGACTGATGTTTGGACGGTGCGTGAAATGACTACGGAAGAAAAAACTGCCAAACAGCAAACCATCCGTGATATGTTTGCAGCCCGTGATCAAGCAGAGAATTGGTCAGCTTGGACTTTGGATGAAGCTACTTGCGAAATGGTTCCTCCAATCCCCCGCCCTGCTCCAGTTGAAGGTATAACCATGTTGTGGTGCGGCGCAGACAACAACTGGAAAGAGGCACCCGTCCGTCCCGTTGACGGTAATCAATATAAGTTCGATTTCCTTGCTTGGCAGTGGGTTCAGGTTGTAAACTGATAGCCCAACCAACAAGGAGAGAACCATGGCAAAGACCGCCACTAAGAAGTCAAAACAAAAAGTATGCAAAGCTGCTGAGTCAGTGGCTCAAGTTGTGCAAAACACACAGCTTCAAGTTGCGTACCATTTCCCCTGCCCAATCTATTTGATTGAGCGTCCTGACTTTTTGGAGGTGGTTAACACTGTCTCTGAAGAAGTCTTAGAAGTCCAGCGTAAAGAGCGTGACTTAAATGAAATCTATCCTGTCTACATGACGGGCAATTACTTTGGCGACCCACGCATGGCAGGCTTCTCTGAGTTTGTCGGCGCAACTGCTTGGAACATTCTCAATGAGCAGGGCTATGCCATGCAGGACAAAGCGGTGCAGTTCACAGAGATGTGGACACAAGAGCACCACAAGCATTCTGCAATGGACGCACACGTTCACGGGTTTGGTTCACAGATAGTTGGCTTTTACTTCTTGGAAACACCAGAAGGTGGCTCTAACGTAGTGTTCCATGACCCCCGTGCGGCTAAAGTTCAAATTGATCTGCCCGAGCAAGACATGAGCGCGGCAACGCCTGCAAGCAAAATGATTAACTTCACGCCCAAACCCGGCATGATGATCTTTGCCAATTCATGGTTGATGCACTCGTTTACACGCCATGCGGCTGACCTGCCAATTAAGTTTGTGCATTTCAATTTAACCGTGATTCAACAACCCCAAGCTTGTGCGTTGCCACCAGCCGCAGAAATTGTATGAACACGTACCAAATTCGGTTTAACAAGTCTAGAGGCCAAGAAGGCCGTGGCACGATGGATCACGTTTGGCGCGTGTTTGAAAACGGCAAGGAATTTTTGTTTAAGAACCTTGACATCGCAGTACCCATAAAAAGCGAAAAAGATGCTAACGGGATAGACTACAACATCACTTGCCAAGGTTATCTGACAATTGATCGAGACACATCGACAGCCGTCATAACAGCCAAGGTCAAAAAGAAAATACCTGAGTTAGCATGATGTATGCGCTGGCTCCTTCTGTTACTGCTGTTGGGGCTAGTTGGAGCCGTAGCCAAGAATGGCTGTCATGTACGCGAGTTCTATGGGATTGGCTACACAATCCACGATCCGACCGAACGGCACAGGGAGATGATGGCGTGGTTAGACAAGAACGCAGGTCATTGCAAGTCAACAGAATACGTGGTTATTTGGAACAACCTGTCCGAATGGGCGGGCGCAGCCGATTCCACATGGCTACGTAACAAAGTTGTTCATGGATACAAAGATGCACTTGAGCGTGAAAAGAAATGATTCCGCCCATACACAAGTGGTATCCCATGCTTGGGGTAGCCGACTACCCGACTAAAACGGATGCACTAGAACGCAGAACTGAGCGACTTGAAGAAGAGTACAAGCAGGCGCTGAAGATGAAAAAGGTTAAAAACAAAATTGACGATCTTGAGTTTGAGTTGTATGTGAAGAAGGCGGAACAGAACCAACTTAGACTTGAGATTTTTACAAACCGCAAATTGGACATACTTGTATGAACCAGAACCCAGACGTAGTAGGTAGATTGACGTACTCTGTAACCCTCATGGTAGCCTCCACGCTTTGCCTGTCGGTATTGGGTATGGTTGCGGCATTCTTGCTCGGTTTATGGGCCAAGGAAGTGGACAACGCAGAGATCTTCAGTATGCTTCACCCGGCTTTCCAAACCATTATTGGTGGCTTTATTGGCCTCTTGGCGGGGGTCAAGCTATCGCATGGTGACTCACACCATAAATGTAAACACTGCGGAGAATAACTATGTTTGAACTACTTGGCGGCGGTATTTTGGGTTCTGTGCTTGGTGGAGTGTTTCGCCTTGCTCCCGAAGTTTTAAAATATTTTGATAAAAAGAATGAACGTCAACATGAGCTTAGTATGTTTGCTCGGCAGTGTGAGTTGGAAACGCTCCGTGGGCAACAGAAGTTGGCTGAAATAGGGGCGCAACGTGAGGCGGCTGTAGATGTGGGCGTGATGGATGCGTTTAATGCGGCAATCAACCAACAAGCTGAAATGGTCAAGGCGGCTG